AAAATAATACTGGTTTCCCTTCTTGGTCTGGTGCATTTCCGGGTCGCGCTTGCCGTCCTTGTTCTTGGTCGAACTGGGCGCATTGATCAGCGTTGCATCGACGATGGTGCCCTGGCGCAGCGACAGGCCGCGGTCGCCCAGATAGCCATTGATGACAGCGAGGATGCCGGCCGCCAGCTCGTGTTTCTCCAGCAAGCGGCGGAAGTTGAGAATGGTGGTTTCGTCGGGGATGCGCTCCAGGTTCAGCCCGGCAAACTGGCGCAGGATCGTGGTTTCGTACAGCGCTTCCTCCATCGCTGGATCGCTGTAGCCGAACCAGTTCTGCAGCAGATGCACACGCAGCATCGCCATCAACGGGTAGGCCGGACGGCCACCTTCACCTTTCGGATAATGTGGCTCGATCAAAGCAATCAAGCCCTTCCACGGCACCACCCGATCCATCTCGATCAGGAACAACTCCTTGCGGGTTTGCTTGCGCTTGCCAGCGTACTCGGCGTCGGCGAAGGTCATCTGCTTCATCGGGAAACTCGGTGGGTGGGGTCGCGGTATTTTGCCAAATCAGAAAGTCTTTTTCAGAGTTTCCTTAAAAAAATGCAAGTACTCCAAGATGCTGGCTTCGTTTGACTTGGAGAAAATCGCTAAGGCAAGCAAGTTGGCTATGGTTGCTACGGAGGGAGTGAAGTCAATAGAGCTAGGAGCATCTCTTTACGATGCTAGTATTTCTGAAATGAATGTATCTAAGAGGAAGGCTTCTCAGAAAAAGATTGACGAGTTGCTCAAAAAAGCGGCGGAACTATTTGAAGATATGTTTGCCAAAGACCCCAATCTGAAGGAGATCAAAGAACAGGAAAATCTTAATATAAAGATATCGCTCAACTTTGACGGTCGTGAGGCCAGACGTAAGGGCAAGCCGGTAGGCTTTGGTGAAATCGGCAAGAGCCGTCTGAAGAAGACATCGGAAGAAATAATCAAAGAGTACGAGGATAAGGAATACCTCGGGTTTGATGAAGATGGATTCAAAATTGTAACTATGGCTGGGAATGTAATTACCCCTACCGAAATTCGAGTATCTGACAGCTATCATGTTAAAGTTTTTGGTAAGTCGATTGATAAGTCGGATACGTTTGATAAACTGAAGGGGTACTACGATAGGCTTAAAAGTAGTGGTGTACTGGCTCAGTGAAAAAACAACTGGATTGGTCAAGAATTCGCTTCTTCTGTTACGCAGCTATTTTAAGCTGTGAGGGCGCTTTTTTGGCCAAGCCGTTGATGTTGGAGAACTCGGAGGCACTGAGTGTAATTGTAACCGCCTATTCTATTCTTGCTGGTTTTCTTGTTGGCATAATAACGATGATTGGTGATCCGAAGTCGCTGCCTTCTGGGTCATGGCAAGTGGCGAGATTGAGTAGCGAAATTATTTACCGACGCCTTAAGCGTCATAAATTTCTATTTACTGCGTATCTTGCAACTATTGCTCTGATATTTCTGTCAATTCTGCTAAAGAAAAATAACTCAGATATAAATGACTTTGTCGAGTATATTTACCTCTTTCTGGCAATATTCTGTTTTTTGTACTCATTGAAACTGCCTTCAACTCTTATGCAGCTACAAGAAGAACGCATAGAAGAAGAGATCAGGGCAAGGCGAAAATTAGAAGGCATAGAAGATTAGGTAAAAATCAGATCAATCTTTATTAGTCATATCTGCGATTTCTGTAGCCGCTTCCATTCTCGATCGACAGCCCGCTTCGCGCTGCCCTTGGTGCTATACAGGTAGCGCAGGCGGCGCGGCTTGCTCTGGTCTCCCGCACTGATGGTCTTCTCCGTCCCGCTCTTTTCGTCGCGGTAGTAGGCGATGATGCCGGTGTAGTCGCCGCCGGTGTCGTCGGCCAAGTCGCTGACCAGGTCCTCGGGCAGCTTGCTTTCCAGCTCCAGGCTGGTGATGTAGCCGCCGTCGGCGCTGAGGCTGTGCTGCACATTGCCGCCGTACCAGATGATCGCATCGATCTCCGTCTTCACGCCCTGCAGGGTGTAGGTCAGTTCCGGGATCAGGTCCGGCCGGCCCTTGGCGAGCACGTAGCTGAGCGTGGCGCTGCCACGCTGTAGGCGGTTCCACTCGGCGCGGGCGGCGCGCAGGGCGCTCTGGCGGTCGCTGTAGGTGTGGCGCAGGTCCTTGAGGTTGTCGCCCTTGGCACCGGCTATGGCCTCCTGCTTCTTCGCGCTGTTCACGTCGTAGAAGTACGCGCGCACGCCGTCGTAGCTGTCGCGGTCGGCCTGCAGGTAGCGGTGCTGGTCGCCATCCTGGCGGGTAAGGGTGATGTGCGGCAGCGCCAGGCCGCTGGCAGTCTTGCCGCCGCCGGCCGGCAGGCAGAGCAGGCAGCCGGCTTTCACGGTGGCCACCGCATCGAAGTCCTCGCCCAGGCGTGTCAGCAGGTTGGCGTCGGACTCGTTGGCCTGGTCTAGCTGCAGGATCGGCAGGCCCGCCAGCGCCGGCGCGAGCACCGGCTTCAGGTTGTTGCCGAGGGCGATGTCGGTGAGTACGTCGCCCAGCGTTTTCGGGCTGCTCCAGCTGCGCTCGCGCTTGACCTTCAGGCCCTTGCGCAGGTCCGCCGAGCGGGCACGGATGCTGAGCACGTCTGGCGCGCCGCTGTGCTCGGTTTCGTCGACGGTGTAGGTGCCCTTGTCGACCAGTCCGCTGTCACTCCAGCCCAGCCAGAGGTGCAGCACGGCGCCGCGCGGGGGGATCGCGAGCAGCCCGTCATGATCGCTGAGTGTCACGCTCAACTGATCGGCCTCGAGGCCGCGATTGTCGGTCAGATCCAGGGCGATCAGCCGAGGGCTGATGAGCTGGGCGATGTCGTTGCCGTCGACCGTGAGCCGGAACACCGGCACCGGGTAGCCGGCGTCGCGCTGCAGCTGGTCGACGGCGCTGGTCAGGTAGCCCGTTACGCGGGCGAGGGCGGCATCGATCACAGGATGCGTCTCAGCAGGTTGCCGGCGGTACCGAGGACCGAGCCGAGCAGATCGGTGCGGCCGTCGTCGATGCGCTTGAGCTCGAGGGAGAACTCGATCCGCCGCGGGGTGCCGTCGGCGAAGAAGAGTGTCCGCGTCTCGGTGACGCGCTCGATCACCCACAGGCCGTAGATGCGTCCGGTGCCCTCGACCATGGGCCAGGCCGACCCGGTGTCAGCCATCTGCCGCAGCACGTCCAGGCTCAACGCGCTGCCGGCCAGCTCCGGCAGCAGCACGCCAGGCAGGGTGATCGCGTCGTCGCCGCGGCCGACGAACTGGCGCGCCGGCTGGGCACCGATGCGGCTGCTGCTGGCGTGTCGCCACTCGGTCTGTCGCTGGAACTCTTGGTAGGCCAGCGTGTGCAGGCTGAAGACGAACATCCCGAGGGACAGCATCATGGTGGTTACTCCCGGTCCTGCAGGCGGGCGCGTAGGCGCGCCGCCTTGTTGCGTTCGCGCTCGTCCAGCAGTTGGCTGAGCGTGCGTTTCAGGTCTGCGGTGTTGCTGCCCGCGCCGGCCTGGATGGTGATGTAGTAGGTGTCGCCGCCGACGCTGATCGCTGCTGGCGCCGAACTGACCGGGGGACGGTTGTCGATGGTGATGGCCTGCGCTGGGGCGCTGGCGCCGAGCACCAGGGCGCCGATGGCGCCGGCGCTCTTGCCCAGGTCGCCGAGCATGGACAGCAGCGGCTGGTCGAACATCGGCGAGCGTTGGCGCTGGGCCGCGACCAGTTCGGTCACCACTGCCGGCGGGGTGATCGTAGAGCGGGTGCCTCGGGTCAGCTCACTGTCCAGGCCGGCGACAGCCTGGCGGCCTGCGTTGACCAGGCCTTGGCCGAGACGTGCAATCACGCCCAGCGGGCCGGCCTGGCCGGCGCCGAGGCCCTGGGCCAGGCCGGCCATAGTGAACCCGCCCAGGTCGGCGAACACCCGCGACGGCGAATGGATGCCAAGCTTGTCCTTGAACCAGTCGATCGCGGCGCCGCCGACGCGCTGGACCGCGCGCTTGATCTGCCCGATGCCGGCGAGCAGGCCGTTAACCAGGCCCTGGACGATCATGTTGCCGAAATCGGTAAAGCGTGCCGGTAGATCGATGCCCAGGTAGCCCAGGACGCCAGAGAACGCACGGTAGATCAGACCGAGGGGGCTGAAATTCATCAGGGTTGAAAGAATGCCCCCGATGCCGCCGTCGAAACCTGCCTTGATCTCTTCCCACAGCCCCAGCAGGTACGCCTTGACGGCGTCCCAGTTGCGATAGATCAGGTACGCGGCGCCGGCCAGCACCGCCACGACGGCGGCAATTGCCAGGACCACCGGGTTGGCGGCCAGGCCCCACAGCGCGATGCTCACGACGCGCAGGGCGGTCACCAGCGGGCCGATCAACAGGCCGGCCAGCATGCGGATCGGTGCGAACAGCAGTTTCAGCAGACCGATCAGACCGGGCAGGCGAATGCCGATGGTGCTGAGCATGAAGCGGACCGCGATCATCGGGCCGAGGATGCCGGCGAGGGTGATGGCCAGGCTGCCAACGGTGGCCATCAGCGCCGAAAACGCGGCGACGGTGATGACGATGCCTTTGCTGACTTGCGGGTTGGCCTTCAGGAACTCGCCGACGTTGTGCAGCAAGTGACTGATGTTCTTGGCGAGTTCGCGCAGCCAGGGGCTGTTCTTGTCGAACAACTCGACCGAAATGTTTTCCAGGGCGGCATGCAGCATGGTCATGTCGCCCTTGAGGTTGTCCAACTGGGTGGACGCGACCCGGGCAGCCTCGCCCTCGGAGTTATCCAGGCTGCCACGCATCGATTGGAACTGGCCGCTTTCCACCGCTCGCATCAGTGTGCCAAAGGCGGTAACGGCATACTGCCCGGCGATGTCCTTGTAGATGGCGCCACGCTGGATGTTTCCCATCTTCTTCGTTTTGTCGTTGATGTCCCTGAGGATGTCCAGCATGTCGCGCATGTTGCCGTTGGCGTCCTGGGTCTTCACGCCCAGTTGGGCTACGGCCTTGGAAAGACCGAGACGAGTGAGCACCGAGCGCATTGAGGTGCCGGCCTGGCTTCCTTGTACGCCTGCGTTGCCGAGCAGAGCCGTCGCGGCAGTCACGGTTTCCAAGCTCTGGCCATACTCACGACCGACGCCGGCGGAATACTTCAGCGAGTCGCCGAGCATGCGGATGTCGACGTTGTTCCGGGTGAACGCTGCAGTCAGTACGTCGGCCACCTGATCCATTTTCTCTGCCGGAATACCCATCGCCGTCTGGATGTTCGAGGCGATGTCAGCAGTGTCGCCGAGGTCCATGTCGCCCGCGGCGGCCAGGTTGAGCATGCCGGGCATTGCGCCGAGGATCTGCTTCGCGCTGTAGCCGGTGCGGCCCAGGAAGTACTGGCCCTGGGCGACTTCCTTGTCTGTGAACTTGCTGGACAGCGGCAGGGTGCGGGCCTGTTGCCGCAGCGCCTGCATCTGCGGATCGTCCTTGCGCTCGATGCGGGTCACCGCCTGGGTGGCCGACATCGTTGCGTCGAACTCGTAGCCTACGCCGAGCATCTGCCGCAGCTTGTCGCCGGTGTACATGCCCGTCGCGCGCGCCGCCATGCCGGTGCCGGCCAGCGCGGCAGCGCTCTGGATGCCACGGCTGTAGGTGTTGCGGGCGTGGGTTAGGCGCTCCTGCTGTTGGCTGAGGTTGCGTAAGCGCTGCGCCTGGCTGTTGATGGCGCCATTGGCCGCCTGGATCTGCGCGCGCAGGTCGCGCTCATGCTGGCCGAGGTTGCGCGTGCTGATGCCGGCGTTGCTGAGGCGCGTGCGCAGTTGCTGCAGGGCTTGGCTCTGCTGCGCGTGCTGCTGCTTGAGGAAACCGGCTTCACGGATTGCCCGGTTGTAGTCGCGGGTGAGCGCACGGGTGGGGTTGCCGGCGGCGGCCATCTGCTGGGCTAGCGCTTTCACTCGAGCCTGTTGCGCGTCCAGCGCGGTGCTGACTTGCTCCAGGGCGCCGCGCTGGGTGCGGAATGCGCGCACGTCGCTCTGCTGAGCGTTGAGCTGCTTCAGGCGCTCGCGAGTTGCCTTGAGCGCCCGGGCCGTCGCGTCGCTGCCTTGCATGATGCGACGCAGGGGAGCGGAGGCTCTGTCGATCGCGCTGAGTAGCACGCGCAGCTGCAGGTCATTCGCCATCGGCGGAACTCCGTACCCGGGCGCGTTCGCGCCATTCCATCAGTTCGGTGAGCGAGAGCCGGTCCATATGGTCCGGCGCCCAGTGAAACGTCACGGCCAGGTCGGCCATGGCGTTTTCTACGCGATCAGGGAGGCTGCCGCCTTCGCCCGCTTCTGCAGCAAAAAACCGGCGATCACCTGGCCGCAGGCGAGCAGGTCAGCCGGGTCCATGCTGGCGGCCTCAGGCTCGGTGATGGTCGGCTGGCTGATGCGCGGCAGGATTTTCATGGTCGCAGCCACGTCGAACTGCAGCAGGTCGAGCAGGTGCAGGCCGCGGAGTTCGCCAGATGAGGGCTTGCGCAGGGTGAGCGATTCGATGGACTGGGCGCCGCGCTTGATCGGCTGGTCGAGGGTGACGACGTTGTCGGGAGCGTTCTGCAGGTCAGCGAGAGTCTGTTCGGTTTTCATGGGCGTCGGTATCCAAGGGGGAGAGAAACCGCCGGTCGGGCCGGCGGGAAGGGACTACAGGCCGATGGCCTTGCGCTGTGCCTCGAGCAGGTCCTTGCCGTTGACCTTCTCGACGAAGTTCAGCAGGTCGATCTCGATGACTTCCTCGCCGTTGACGACGAGCTTGTAGTAGCTGCAGGTGGTGGTGATCTTGTGCTCGGTGTCTTCGCCGGGCTGGGCGTCACCCATCTCGATGGTCTCGTGCCGGCCGCGAACGACGATTTCGACGGACGTGACCGCGCCGGTATCGTCCTGCTGGTAGGCGCCGGCGAAACGCAGCATCACGCCGCTGGCGCTGACTGCGCCGTACTGCTTGAGGACGGTCAGCTCCAGGCCCCCGACGGTCCACTCGAACTGGATGCCGTCGTCGTCGTGGCCGAGGTCGGCCTTGACCGGGCCGTTCATGCCGCCCCCGCGGAAGGCCTCCATCTTGCGGGCCAGCGGGGGCAGGGTGCAGGACTTCACGAGGCCCTGGTAGCTACCGCCATCGTTGAAGAGGTTCATGTTCTTGAGCTTGCGCGGCATGGCCATTGTGGGGCTCTCCGGGAATCAGGTGGGTCGGCTCCCCGTCCGGGGAGCGCTGGGCGTCAGGCGTTGACGCGGCTGGCGAAGTCGACGAGGTAGCTGTCGGTGATCTTCTGGAAGAAGGTCAGGTCCTCGAGCGGCGGCACCGGGGTGTAGTCGTAGGTGATGCGCAGCTTGCCGGCCTTGAGCGTGTCCTTGTCGTTCATGCTGGGGTCGTACCAGGCCTGGGCATCGATGATCAGGCCGAGCCCCTTGAGTTCGCGTAACTTGGCGTTCACGCCCTCGAGGATGTCGCGCACCAGCGACGGGTGCATGGGCTTGTCGACAGCCCACATATGCGCTTCGGCGATGGTGTCGGCTAGCACCTGGGCGGTGCGGGTGTAGTTCTCGAAGGCGAACAGCGGATCATCGCTGCAGGTGCGCGAACCCCAGAAACGGAATCCCCCTTCCTGCACCAGGGTGGTGACCTCGTTCTCGTTGAGGTAGTTGGCGTCGGTGCTGGGGCTCTGCAGGTCCCAGAACACGTCGGCGCTGATGCCGGTCACGCCGTTGACGGCGACGTTCGACAGTGTCTTGTGCCAACCGACCTCCTGATCGATCCGGGCGCGCAAGCCCAGGGCCTGGGCAACAGCTGGCGCAGGCACGGTCTGGTTGACCACGGTGCTCCAAGTCAGGAAGTCCGGCCAGATCACCATGGCTTCGCGCGCGGCGAAGTTCTCGCGATAGGCGGTGGCCTCTTCCTTGGTCTTGCAGCCATTGGCGGAGACGTAGGCGAAGCCGCGCAACTGCTGGGCGATGGCGATGAGTGCGGTAGCGACCGGCTGGGTATCCAGGCCCGGTGCGCCGAGGATGCGCGGTACCACGCCCAAGCGGGCCTTGGCGGCAAGCAAGGCCTTCATGCCGGTGTACTTGCCATCGGCACTGACGCCGCCGATGACGGCGCTATTGGTCGCGGCTTCATCCTCACCCGGCTTCACCCGTACCACCACCGTGGCGGCGTTGGCCTGGTCGGCGATTGCCTGCAGGCTTGCGGGTAGCGTACCGCTGGTGCCTGCTTTTCCGATGGCGGCCTGCACGTTGGTGATGAGTACCGGTGTATCGAGTGGAAAGGCGGTGGCGTCGGCGTCTTCGGCGGTGGCTACCAGGCCGATGATCGCGGTGGCGATGGTGCGAATGGGGCGGGTCCCGTCATTGATCTCTTGGACCCGGACACCGTGATGGTATTGGTCAGCGGCCATGGGGTGTGCCTGTGCAGTGGTTGGATGACACTGCACAGGCTGCCGCGCGCGCGGTGGAAGAGCGAGCACGGCGCCTTGTGGACCGGCCCTCTACAAAATGTCAGGATGCCAGTTCGCCTGTCAGCCATTCCGGCGCTGCTGGCCGGTGTTCTGCGAGCGGAAACTCTCCAGCTTCCGGCCAGTCCCGGAGTGCGCGCCGGTAGGCCTGCAGGGCGCTGTATTTCTCGGTGTCGAGAGTCGGTGCTTCCCCGGTCTCAATCTCGTCGCGGTGCCGGGCAACTAGTGAGTCTGTTTCGCGCAACCGTGCGTCGCGCCAGATGCGTTCGAAGCTCTCCAGTTCGTCCCGTGTGGGAGCTGGTGGGTCCAGCAGGATCGGCCGACCGTCTTTGCCGGCTGCGATGCGCTTGCCGCGCGCCTGGGCCACGAGCAGAGCGGCGTGCTCGTCTGCGGTGATCTCTACGGCATCGTCGGGGATGTCGGTGTTGATCGCTGTGTCGTAGAAAGCGACGGGATCTGCGCCGAAGAAGTGCGCCATGTTCTGTCCTCAGTATCCGATTGCAACGTAGTTCACGGTGCCGGCCACCTCGCGCGGCGTCGAACCGCTGTTCAGTGAGCAGGCGATTGCAGTGGGCGTAATGCTCCCTGACCAGACGCTGAACCCGTACCAGCTCGAGCTGGTCCCGCCGTATTGCAGCGACGGCACGACAGTCAAGGGACCATTCGGGAATGCGATGGGCAACGTTGCCCAGCCGGTGCTTTCACCGGTACCAGGTGGAATGCTGACGCTGCCGAACTGCAGAATCAGGCCGCTCGGAAGCTTCTGATAGCCCGGCGACGAACGCAGCGCGGGGAAGGAGGGGGTGGCTTCGACAAGCCACATCGACGCCTGGTATTTCGTGAGGGAAATCGACGTGCCGTTGGGGATGATGTAGGTGGTCGCAGTCCCGGATGGGTCGGTTGCGCTGATGTAGCGGTCGGTTGTCGAGCGTTGCACCAGCGTTACGGTGAAGCCGCTCAGGTTGACCAAGCGCAGCGATGCGCCTTGTGGGATTGCCGAAAGTTGCGGAGTCGTCCACGTCGCCTCTCGGTTATGTGCGCCGGCCACCACAGTCAGGCCGACGAGGGGGGCGTCGAGGGTAGCATCGCCCGTCAGCACCGCTGCGCCGGCCATGCTACCGAGAGCGGCACGCACATACTCGGTCGTGGCGATCGACGAGTCCCTATCGAACGCCGCCGGCGTCGGCGCGCTGGGGGAGCCCGTCAGGGCGAGGCTATCGGCGAGCTGGACATCTATCGTTACGTCGCTCGAGCCATCGAACTGAACGCTGCCGCTGGCCTGGCCACTCAGCGTGAGTTTGCGAGAGTTCGCGAGTTGCACGGCTTTCCCTGCGGGCTTCGTTCCGTCGATCAGCCCATCCACGAGGCCCTTCAGCGCAGCGGTCGGGCGTGACACGTGGCTGATCAGCCACAGGCCTGGCTGGTACTTCGAGATAGTTGCGGTGACGTTGTTCGGTATCGTGTACGAGATTGCCACGCCGGACGGGTCGTCCGCGCTGATGTAATGATCCGCAGCGGTACGCTGGACCAACGTCAGCGTCGAACCGCTGATGTTGACGATGTGGAACGACGCGCCAGTTGGTAGAACAGACAGGTTCGGCGTGGTCCATGTGAAGTCGCGGTCATGCGAGCCAGCGACGAGGATCGAACCAATTACCGGTTCATCCAGCACCGTATTGCCGGTGTAGGAGATTGCTCGTGCGGCGCTACCCAGGGCCATTCTGACGTACTCGGTAGTCGCAAGCTTCTGGTCGTGTGCGAACAGTGGCGGGGTGGGAGCTGTTGGTGCTCCACTGAACGCCGGTGAGAAGAGGGGGGCGTAGCTCTTCAACTGGTCGAGTACATAGGCGCGCGTGGCAAGTACCACTGCCGGATCGATCTTCAACTCGACGTTCGCGGAGTTGCTGACAATCAGGTTCATGCGTACAACCTGCGTGCGTCCCGACCCCTGGTTCAGCAATGGCTTGAAGCTGGGCGCGCAGTTTGCGACCGCGACAAGGTCGTTGTCGGCATCGTAGAGTCCGATTTCCCGGATCCACCAGCCGCCGACGTTCTCCGGGATGATCTGTTCGGCGATGATCACCGCCGCATTCTGCGGATCCACTTTGAGATGGTTGAGCGGCGCCCGGCGTCGCTCGTTGATCAGCGCAGTCTGGGTGGGGGATGGAATCGGGTCGGTGCCGCCAGCGTCACCCACGCCCATCTGGGTGATCTTCCACGGGATGCCAAGGGCATCGGCGTTGGCCTGCTTGGCCGCGCCGATGTTGGTCAGGATGGCGAAGAACTGTGAATTCTGATCGATCATGGGTACACATCCAGAGTATCGATGGTGTGATCGCGACCGCCCCGGCCGATGGTGCCGGTGACTTCGATGTCGCGGGGGCTCGGGGGATAAACGTCGATTTCGTCGCCGTCGTAGACAGCGGCGCCCAGGCGCACGCTGCCGGTGCTCTCAAGGCTGATGGCGAGGCCGACGAGGTGCCGGGTCAACGGCTTGGCATCGTCGATCAGCCAAGTCAGTTCCTCATACATCTCTTCGGTGATACCGGTTTCGAGTACGCCGACCAGCAGTTCGAAGGTTCCGGGAATGCCGGCCGGCGCCTGCTGCCACCACTCACGGACCTCGATCAGATACCCCAGTGGTTCAACTACGCGGCGCAAGGCGCCGATCGTGCCCTTGCGCGAATGGATGAAGAATGCCGAACGGATGGCGCCGCGGCGTGCCGATTCAGGCCACGTGCTGCTCCAGCGGTCAACGGAAAACGCCCATGCGAGGTACGGCAGCAGATTCGTAGGGCACGTATCCGGGTTGCAGAGCGTGCGCAGTGGGATCGGTACCCGCTGTATCTCCGCCAGCGCCTGGGCCGCCAGGCGTTCGAGCTCGGAGGCGTTGCGAGGCAGCAGTGGTAGCGCAGTCATGGCTCGGCACCGATGGTGAGTGTGATGTTCGTGCAGTACGGCGCCTGGCTTGCAGTGGCGGCGATGTCTGCCCAGCCGGCGAGTTCGACTTTACGAACCCCTTCGACGTGCAGCGCGGCATGGATCGCCGACTCTGATACTTCCATCCCCAACCGCCGTCGTTGAAAGACATAGGCCTCGAGCTGCGCGCGGGCGGCGGCCTGGATCGGCTCGGCTTCGGGGCCGATGGTCGTAAGAAACAGCGATGCGCTGATGCTGTACTCGATGACTTCGGCGCTCTGGACGATCAGTCGGTCGGCGACTGGGCGGCGATCTTCGTCTGAGAGATAGCGCTCTACGACGGCCAGCAACTCTGCTGGAGCTGAACCGTTACCGATGGCCGACTGCACAGTGACCACTGCAACCGCAGGTGATGGGCTGACGGCCGAGGCATCGCCGACGCGACCGTCGGCGGCGCGGGCGTGGAAGATGTAGCTGTTACGCGGTCCCGCGGTGCTGAGGCCTTCCCAGGCCATCTGCGCCCGCTCGCGCAGGCTGTCGTCGGACTCCAGCAGTTCCGGCACGGGCGGCACCTTCGACGGATCTCCGGGCTGGATGACCAAGCGCCTGACGTTGTAGTTGGCGGCGAGCTGGTCGAGGTCGGCGCCCTGGGCGCTGGCCAGCATGTTTGCGAGAGCCGCCTCGTTGACCCGCTGGCGCCAGAGCATTTCGCGGTATGCGTTTTCCTCGAGCAGCTTGGTCAGCGGTTCGGACTCCAGGGCGAGGCGGGCGGCGATTTCCGCCTGCTGATCCTCCGGCCAGAGGCTGATGGCGTAGGCCTTGCGCTCGGCGAGTATCTGCTCGTAGTCCAGCTGCTCCACCGCGTGTGGTGGCGGCAACTGGCTGAGGTCGATGGCGACGAAGTTCGTTGTCATGCGCTGGCGCCCATCTGCAGGGGGATGCTCAGGTTGTGTGGCTCGTTGCTGTCCACCAGGGTGGCGTCAATCTCCATAAGCACCTGGCCGGCCAGGTTCTGGCCGGTGATCTGGACACGGTTCAGGCGGATGCGCGGTTCCCAGCGCATGAGGGCCATGGCGGTGGCGGCATAGACCTGCAGTCGGGTGGTGTCGTTGAACGGAGCATCGATCAGCTCCGGCAACTGGCTGCCGTATTCGCGCCGCATGACGCGGCTACCGATGCGAGTGGTGAGGATGTCGGCGATTGACTGGCGGATGTGTGCCAAGCGGTCGATGGTGCCGCCGGTATGGGCGTTCATTGCGGTTTCCCCGTCGTAGCGCCGCCCGGCATGACGCCGCCGTGGGTATGACCGACCAGGCTGATGCCCTTGGCGATCACGTCGACGCTCACGGTGACCTTGCCGGTAACGGTCTGGTTGCCGGTCTGGATGTAGTCGCCTTGGTGGGTGATGTCGCCGACGATACGGATGCCGCCGTCGCTGATGAGCTCGGTGGTACCGCCGGCGGGAAGAACTGCGCGCAGGTGGTGGGCGGCGCTGTCGTACTCGATCACCGCGCCGTCACGGTAGGTGGTGCGATGCAGGGCGTCGCGGTCGCCGTTGGGCGGGATCAGGTCACTGAACAAGCCGGTCAGGACCACGCCATTCGCGGTCTGCCCGGATGGGCTGAAGAGCAGTACCTGCTCGTTCAGGGTGGGGGCGTTCCATTCGCGGTCGGCGCCGGCCCGCGGCGATGCCCAGGGCAGCCAGCCGGTCAGCAGGTCACCGGTCAACACACGGACGCGCTGCGCGGCATGGTCCACCGCGGCGATGGTGCCGAGGCGGATCAGGTTCTCGATCATGCGGGAGAGGGCGGCGAAGTCGTTCATGCCACCGATGTTTATTATGTTTTTGTGCTGCGTGAATCTTTTAAGCCTGTACTGTGGCTGACTACAAATAGTCGCTACCCTAGTCCGACGAGTCTGCTTGGGCGCCGCTTAAGTAATCTTCAATGGAGGCTTTGTCTGTTAAGATTTTGGAGTATTCATTGTTGTGCTTTATTTTTTCGCTAAGTTGGTTTAGCTCGTCTGCAATACCCTTGGTGAGAATTTCTAGATCAGGGAGTAAGACCAAGGTTGATTGGTTGTTCTGTAAGATTGTGTAAAGCTCTTTGTTGTTTTTGTCTCCTGAGTAGAATTTGTTGATAAATTCATCATCAATTATTGTGATTCCTTCTAGACCTGAATGGTGAGGCTCAAATGGTAGGGTGGCGAGATCACAATAGGCAGGGTGGTGAGTGAGGAGAAATGCTTTTGGGTGTTTGAGGAAGTTTGCCCACCGTTTTATGGTTATTGTATTTTTGAAGTCCTT